AGATCTTTCTCTATGTTCGTTAATGTTGATAAGGTTGGTGTCATTATCTTCGTCTCCTTTTACGTTGTAAAAGTGTTTATTTGTTAAATCGTTTTCTATTGAGTTAGTCAATATTTTTAATGCTTCTAGAGTTGTAGGAGACCAATTAGATTGTTCAGTGCATTTTCCGTGGGTCCCTGTTAATTCATATACAGGCTTTTCAGTATAGTTTTTAACTTCTTTTATAGTAGCTAAAGAGTAAACTACTTTTATTAAGGGGGTAGAATTCGAATATCCTCTGAGGTCGTTTGTTAAATCGCGTTCTACATGAATTTCAACTAAATGCAAACCGTTAACATAGCAATTTCCTTGAGCTAGCTTCATTTAGGATATCTCCTTATTTTTTCACTTTTACGTATGGGTTCTGGTGCTGTAGGAGTTTGGTTTAGCCCTGTTAATTGTTCAGACTTGTGTATATATAAATCTTTTGTTACTGGGACTTGATTTTGTTTTTTTATTAATTCGTATCTTGGATCTTGATGATCTTTAAAGCTATTTAAATGTACGCCCATCTCTTGCATTCCTATGGCTGCTAAATGTTCTGCCATATTTGAACTAGTTTCTGATGCGGTTTGGATAGATTCGGAATCTTGATTACAATGCATTGTTACAGATACTGTTGATTCAATTGTTAACCCCTCTTCTCTAGTACTAAACCACTGTTTAAAACCTCTAGTTGAAGATACTGAGGCATTTCCGTCTCCTAAGGGGAGGTCTGTATTTTTTGTTCCGTTCATATCTATTTTTCTCTTTTCAATGTTATCAGTGCGGCTCCAAATACGAGCCGCACCTGTATATGTAATTGTATTCATTAAGATAGCGGAGGTAGACTGTAGGGTTTTGGCATTCCAGGCATAATGGCAGTACTAAATTCTTGATGATAAGCTTTACTAACAATATTTTGATCGACCTCGCCCTGTCGTACTAATTGTTCTAATTTAGGCACATCTATGTTGTAGACTATTACTTCTGTTAAAAAAAGCATTGCTTGTTCTGCTGTAAGATTATTTACAAGAAATTCTACATCATACCAGGTTTTTGTTTTCTTTTGTGCTCCTAAACCTTGTAATTCTAGACTTTTCTCATCTCCAGCAGATAGTGCGTATTTTATTAATTTTACGGCCGTTTCAAGAGTTTGATTTCGTTCAGTTACTAGTTTATGGAACTGTTCTATTATTCCATGAAGTTCAGGATCTTCTATAAATTTACTCAGTTCTTCTTCGCTTTTTTGATACTTTTCTGCTGCTTTTTTCGCCATTGTCAATTTCGATTCTACGGTCATTTGCCATATCCTCTCTGTTAGGTTGTGGAATTCCATAATAAACATTACGTAAGTAGTCTATTATATGACATACCTTAACCCAATCAAATTGGGTTCTACCCCATGGCCCTTCTGGACGATTATCTTGAGTCTTAAGTAAAAAAGGTGCGCTATACATTGGAAAAACGCTGTACCGAATTTTGATATGTCTTCCTGGTAAAAGTAGCGTTTGCATTTGTCCACGAATAGCCGGCATAGATATTGATTTTTTACCACAAAGAGTTGTTAAGGGTATCTTACCTATTGTTATTATTAATAGGGGGTCAACTAAATAAATAGTTTCTAATAATCTGGGTCTACAAGCTAGTAATTCTTTTTTAGTAGGGGGTCGGTTACCAATACATTTTTCTTTTGTCCTATCATTGATTACTTCCATAGTTGGTCTACAACATACAGTGTTTGTTATATATATGTCTTTATATCTATCTAGGAATACATTATCTATGAATGTGTTTATAAGAACGCCAGCTGCTCCTTGATATGGTTTACCCGTTTCACTTTCTAGTCTACCTGGCGCTTCACCAATTATCATAATATCTGCATGGGGATTACCTTCACCAAAAACAACATGTCGTGGACGTTCTTTTAATAAAATACACGTTTGACATTGGTTACATAGAGTACATAAAGTACAATTACTATACTCTAATTCCAGTTCTTCTAGCTTAGTTAACATTTTTGTACACTACTAAATTATAGAAAACTTTGTATTTCGTTGTTATCTTTAAAAAAATCGGGTACACGTATATTAGTGCAAATAGCTCTATGTTTAAAAATGGCTATTATACCTATTGGATAAGTACGCGTATTAAGTGTAGGAAACTCCCACCAGACTGTTGAATCAATACAAGATATATGAATAATAGATCTACGGTTTAAATCGGAAAGTTCTTCTATTTCTTTTACTATAGATTCTTTTAGTACGCCTGGGTTATCTACAATACGCATAAGAGTATCTATTTCATTCCATGAAGGGCTATCGATTTTTAATGAGATAGGGGATATTGTCCAAGGGGCTGTAAGTGTTAGTTGTAACTCTTTTAATTGTCCTATATCTGTAATAATTTTGTGATACTCACTAATTAAATCTAGAGCTTCTGAAGTTAAGTAACAAATTGCTATACTTCCTTTTGTAGCAGGCCGTATTAAAAAGGATGTTTCCATTTACTATAACCTCTCTTTGTAAGGTTGAATTGTTGTATAACTTAGAGGACCACCTTGATCTATAGGCCAATTTATTAGTTGTCTTTTTAAAGTGGTAATCATTCTATGTAATTTTGGAATAAAAATATAGTCTATAAATACAACTATTGGTGTTTTTTTACCTTCTCGAAATCTTTGAGCTCTCCCCATTCCCTGCTGTAATGTATTAAATCCGCCCTCTTCAATATCTTGACTACCAAATGGGGTTAAAAAGAATAGCGTATCTAAAGAGTCTTCATCTAAAGCCTCTTTAACTAATTGTAAAGTTCCGAAAGTTATTTGTTTTGTCTTTAATGCATTTAACCTATCTTCTGGACTTTTTTTACCAATACATAATCCAGAATTACTAAACATTTTATTTAACATTTGTAATTGATTAACACTATGACTTAATACTAAAATTTTTCTATTCTTATTTATGGGGTTTTTTAATTTTTCAGCAATAAAATTTAAGCACTCAGGTAAACAACTAATATAGTTTCTTAATTTAGGAATGCTAGGCCTTCCAGATTTATCTGTAACAGCTCTTTTTATACTAGAATTCGTAAGATTTATTTGAATAGGGCATTGTTGAAAATAAATTTCTGGTTTTAAATCCTGCATTAAATCTCTATGATAAATGGGACCGAGATGATACAAATACATAGCTTCTAATCCGTCTTCTCTTTTTGTAGTAGCTGTTAGTCCATGTCGTTCTCCATAAAATAAAGACGCTGTAGGTAAAAAATGCTTCGCTGAAAAATGATGACATTCATCATAAATTTCTAATCCGAAATATTCGTCTATTCCTGTAGGAAGTTCTTTGTGTCGTCTACTTAAAGTATGTACCATTGCTATACATATCCCCCTCCCTTCCCAGTCCCACTTGTTTACAGGTCCTTGAATAATTCCTATACCTCCAGGTACATCAAGAAACTGGTCTATTCTTTCGCGCCATTGGTTAATTAAGGTAGTATTATTAACAATAACTAGAGCAGGCACTTTACGAATATACATAAGATATAAAGCTATTACAGTTTTACCTCCTCCGCATCTTAAATTTAGAATCCCACCTTTAGAATTAATCATAGATTTTGCGGCATCCCTTTGTCTATAATCAGAGGGTTTTTGTAAGTCTAAAATGATACGGCTAATAAATGGCACTATTAATAAAGAGGAAGGTAACATAGATAAAATTGGAAAGGGAAATGTAATGACTGTAGCTTTAGAAATAAAATCTCTAGGAATAATGAGATGATATTTTGTTTCTTCCCAGAGTTGTAAATACTCTAATCCCTCATTACCTATTACTGGAAATTCTAACCCAGCTTTAATTGATTGAGAATTAATGTATTTTTTGGGCAGTATAAGATTCTTACTATAATATCCTACTTCAGGATCTGGGTTTATAATACACATTTTACTCTCGATAGCTTTAAAGTTATTAGAGTGTTGATTATAAATTATACACGTAATTTATAATCTAAAATTGGAGAAAAAAGAGTACATTTCATAAAACATTCCTCTAAGCGCTCCAGTAATAGCGTCTTTAATAAATCTAATTATTACTGATTCCCCTTTTCTAATTATTCCGGATTCTCTATTTTCAGATAGTGGTGGACTTTCAAATTTTTGTCGTTGGCTTGTTTGGTAATTTGTAACAGGTATTCTATACGATGGTTGATGATTTGTAGTTTTTAAAGCGCGGTCAATTTCTCTTTTACAAGAATACTTCTCTCTACAATCATCACATTCTGTATCATTTAAATCATAATTTTTAGAACTTCCCCAGCATAGAGGTCTATCTGGGGAATCCTCTTTTAAGTTATCTTCGTAACCCATGAGTTACCTCCTTTTGTTAGTGGCTAGTTTTTAGGGGTTTGTATAAGGTCCTTATACCTATAATTGTCAATTTTTTGCCCATCTTGACCTTATATACGTTGGGGTCGTAGTATCATACTAATATCACAGGAGAGGTATAGTCTATGCATACTGGCACTATTATAGATTTTTATGATGATCCTAATGGAAGTATTTTAAAGCAAAAATTACCTTTTGAATCTGTACCTCTCTTTATTAAAGAGGCACAATTTCTTAATGAAGATAAGCGAGATCAGTTACCTAATGATGTATTTGCATTAGTTGCAGTAGACCAAGGAAAAGAAATTCGTAAATTTGCCTGTACGGATAAAGGCAATACTGCTATTAATGTTATTTATTTTTTAGAAACTAATCATAAGCTACCTGAGGAAGCACAAAAAACTGCAGCAGCAAATCTAATTTGTGCATGTCATTGGTATGATATAGCCCCCCCTTCTCAATTAAAAAAACTAGCATCATTAGAAAGTTTAGCTGTATCAGCTATAAAAAACCCTACGAAAATTTTAAATGCGGGAATGCATGGAACGTATATGAAAGATCAAATAGAAAAGGGTGTAAATAGACATCGTGCTATGATTCCAAAACTCAGTGATCTTTCTGCTACTGAAATTATGCCGAATCAGAGTAATAAACTTGAAAGTGGAGAAAAAATAGCTGAAGTTTTTCAATCTTATGTGGATATTACTGGAAAAACGGCACCTTTACGAGTTGAAAAGTTAGCGTCTAAAAGGTTTTGTTTAGGGCAGCAGTTTCCAGTGGATTCTTATGATGAAGTAAAATTAGCTTCTCAATGGTTTTTTGAAAATGGGGACACACTTCATCCTGAAGATAGAAAAACTTATTGTACTAATTTAGTTTCTAGAGCTGAGGAATTAATAGTTGACTTAAACCCTAAAATACATAAATATGCGAGTAATACATATGCTTCTAATGATGAATTGGAAGCTGCAGTATGTACAAGAATGCAATTCTGGACAGAAGATTCCCCAGAACGAGATTTACTTAAAAGTTTAATGGAGAAAAGGGCTGAAATCTCTCCGGAAATATTTTGCGAGGCTTTACAACAAATAGACGAAGTGACAGGTCTGCACTATCATTGGGATAGTGCAGTTTGTGATCCATGGTATTCAACTTATGGGGTTATTAAGGAAGCTGGAACAGACTGGACATTTGAATATTGTGGAGACCGAGTTGATGAAGACATGCTTAAATGTCTTTCACATAAGGGCTATAACAAATTAAAAAGCAAATTTGGTTGTGAATTAACAGATGAATTTATGAAGAAACCTAGAGAAACTTTTGAATCTCTTCCATTAGACTCAAAACGCATTATTATGCATATGGCTAATGATCCTCAACCTTAATTAGGAGAACGTAGTAAAATGGCAAAACAGAGTAAATCTTTTGGTTCAGAAAGGGCATTTCGCGCTCATTTTTCTTATGCACATGGTACAAATAAAGAAGTAGCCGATCTCAGGAGGGATGTTGAGGAGGGGTTTCAAAATAATGAAGCTAGAGCAAGCTTTCCTCATTTAGATTGGTTAGATGTAAGTAGTGGAGTAGTAAAAGCTGCAGGTGGGGATATTACATTAATGGGTAGAAATTTGTTACAGAGCCAAACGTTTGATACTAAGACTTTTGGAACAGGTGCAGCCGCGGTAGCAGTTACATGTCAAAAACCTGGGGATAGTGGTTTAAGCTGTAAAATTGTTCAAGGTGCTACTCTAGCTGCAGTTCTTTCTCGTAGTGGTGTAGGGTCCAGTCTTTCAATTTCAGGTTCCACTGTGACTCTTACAACTACAAGTACTCTTTATAGTACTAACGATATTGGCACCAGTATTGTTATTGCTGGAGCTACAACTCCAGCAAATAATGGCACTTTTCCAATTGTAGCTGGTGGTAGCGCAACTACTGTAAAATTTACGAATGCTGCGGGTGTTACAGAAGCTTTTACAGGAACATGGGAAATTGGCGGGTCTAATCTATTAACAGTTACTTTAGCAACTGCTGGAAACACTGCTACTGAAGTTACTGCACAAATTAATGGTGCGCTTTCCTGTATTGGTGTTATTTTTGCGGTAGCAGGTGGAGCTGGTTCAGGTACTGTTTTAGTAGCTTCACAAGCAAATCTTGTTGGGGGAGCTGGACTATACGCAGGTAATAAAGTATGGGTTTCTGGAATAGAAGCACTTCCTAAACAAGCTGCAAGTCAATGGACAGATACCTCTATTATTGTAACAGTACCTGCACTTACTAGTAGAGCAACTTTAGACACAGTTAATATTACGGTATCTTCAAATGGTATTTATTCAGAATCTCTTAGCGCTGTATTGCTCACGTAATACGTGTGTTTAATCATGAAGAAACATTATTGTCCATTCTGGAAAAGATTGGACAAACTGTAGATTCTTCTATTGCACCTTCTGCAATAGAAGATGCTACTTCTAATGCTGACCATAAAGAAACTAAAGCCCCTCCGGATCCTAAATTACCTGGTGGGTCTTTAAGTGTTCTGGCTCCTATAACCAAGAAAAACTTATATGTCCATCATGATACTCATCCTATTGTATTTGATATTGCTTTACTGGCTAAATACGATTTAGATTGGATACTTTGGGAACCTCAAACTCTTTGGCACGAAATAAAGGGTGATTTTAGAGTTCCGTCTATCAGTGATCATACATGTGCTAAGATTCAGGCACTTAGAACCTTGCATATCAATGAATGGTTTTGGACAAAATGGGAGGTTTTTTGTTGGATTACTCAGGCATTAAATAACAATATTCCAGATTTTGTAGCGCTGCAAAAACCTTCAATAGCTCAGTTATTTAATGCAGTTGAGATATCCGATATGGTGCGTTCAGGAGAGGAGTTCTCTCCTGAAGTACAGCACTGGGTAGCTGCTTGTATGGTAGATGAGGGAGTATTTTATGCTCCTAAACCTATATCATTTTGTCAAGAACCTCTTATCCAAGTTCTTAAAGATTCTAAAATAGAAAACGGGGAGGCTATTATAGCAGCCGTACAGAATAGATATCGTGAAATCATTAAGATACCTAAAGAAGACTGGGCAAAATATCCGACGTCTATTTTTACAGAGACGACTGCAGATATTCAAACTGCAAAATTGAAAGTAGCTAATGATTATCTGATTCTAAGACAAGAACAACTAAAAGATCAATTAAGGTTACTTGTATGACACATATTTCTTCACGACAAATGCTAGCTTTTGCTGATGAGCTTAGTAAAACTGCAGCAGTTCCAAAATTTTTAGGCACAATGGGTAAGTACATTTCAAATATTCCAAAAAGCTATGGTGGGCAACTCATGCTAGGTGCGGGTTTAGGTGGTACTGCTAATGTGGCTAGGCATGCTATAACAGACCCTCAAGATATTCAAAGTGATACTGGCAGTAATTTTTTTCACGGGGCCCTTGCAGGAAGTTCTTTAGCAGGGGGTAGAATTTTAGCAACAAAAGCTGGCCGAGAAGCTGTGAAAAGAACTGGTAGTAAATTTCTACAGCGAGAAAGATACGGATTAACTGGTCAAGGTTTAGGAGATGATCCATTAACTAAAGCTAGGGAACTAGGTATTTTATCAAATCAGCCAACAGCGCAAACAATGTTTAAGATGGATCCCCATCAGCTTACTTCTGAGCAAGCTGATCAACTGGCTTCTAAAGTAAAAAAATGGGTGGTTACTAATCCAATACAAGAAGACGCTTTTAATAAGGGGTATCTAAATGCTCCAGGAGCACTATATGGGTTAATGTCCCATCCAATAGATACTATCCGGTCTGGTTGGAGGAGAGGCGGAGCTTTAGGAAAATTACTTACGGTAGGGGGGGTTGCTGGGAGTATTAAAGGGGTAGTAGAGACTCCAGAAGAAGAGGGACCTGGACGGTTAGAGAAAGGGTTAGGAGGAGCTGCTTCTGCTCTTGGTTGGGCTGCAGCTCCTCCTATGTGGGTTGGGGGGGCATTAATGGGAAGTGGGATAGGTAGATTAGGTAGTTCAGTAGGTAAAACAATAGATACTGCAAGTAATAAATTAAGGGCTCGTGGACGTGTAATACCAGCAGAGGAATAGTATGTCTGATATTGGAATGATTGGTGCGCAGAGTGCTCTTAGGTTTTCTCCCTTACGTGGAAGAATTAGTGGTTCAAATGAATTTGGTCTTCAGTATCCAAGTCCATTTTTTGATATAGCTCACACGTACTTGCCTGCCACTGTAAAGATGATGTTCCGATGGTGCAGGTATTATTTTTTAGTTAACCCTTTAATTAATGCTGTAGTATTCAAAATGTCTGAATATCCAATTACGGATGTTTTGTTCGACACAGAAAGACCAGAATTAAAAGATTTATGGGGTAATTTCCTTTTAGATCATTTACGTTATAGAGCTTTTCAAGTTGAAGTTGGATTAGATTACCATGTTTATGGTAATGCACTTATAAGTATTTTTTATCCGTTTATTAAACTTCTAGAATGCCCTCAGTGTAAGAAAAAACAATTTGCTAAGGATGCAGATTATAGGTTTCAAAATTTTCAATTCATTATAGCTTGTCGTTACTGTAGTCATCATGGGCCAGCTAAAGTTCATGATCATTATATTAAAGCTCCCAATGGTATTCGGCTTCTACGTTGGAATCCAGAAGATGTCGATATTCGGTATAATGAAATTACTGGAGATTATGAATATTATTACGAAATTCCTACCACACTTAAAAATGATGTGATTATAGGTAAAAAATCTACAGTTGAAACTATTCCCCAATTGTTTATAGAATCTATGCGTCAACGAAAGGCAGTAGTCTTTTCAAAAAATAATATTTATCATTTTAAACGACCCACTCTTGCTGGAAAAGATAGGGGTTGGGGAACACCCATGATCCTTCCAGTTCTAAAAAATACTTTCTATCTTCAGATTATGCGAAAGGCTCAAGAGTCTATATGTTTGGAACATATTGTTCCATTAAGGATTTTATTTCCACAATCGGGTTCAGCAAGTTCAGATCCATATAGTTCTGTAAATCTTTTAAGTTGGAGAGATCAAGTAGCTTCTGAAATAAAGCGTTGGAGAGCGGATTGTATTACTCCAGAATCCTATGTTGAAACAATAGATGGTATTCGTCAGGCTAAATATATTACAGAGGGGGATTTACTTAAAAATAAACTAGGTGAATTTTGTAAAGTAATTAAAAAATGGGAGCGCCCTCTTCGTGAAAATGAGCGGGTTTATAAATTAAAGATAGATGGCTTAGCCGCGGTACAGACTATTTATTCTGAAAATCATCCTATATGGTCTATTGCAAAATCTAGTGAGGACAAAGTCATAAATAAGCCTGAGTTTATAGAAGTTAAGGATTTAAAATGTGGGGATTATGTAGGCTACCCAGTATATGAAAGGTTACTTAACCAAGTTCCAATTATCAACACGAGTAATTTAGGAGCGTATACCGATTTAGCGTTTAGTATAGGTACATTCGAAAAAGTAATACCCAGAAACATTAAACTTGCAGATGAAGAATTTTTATTTAAATTTTTAAGGGCACTCGTTGATGTAATTGGTGAAATAAAAGTCTCCGAAGTAAACTTTTATACGCGTAATATAAATTTAGCTGAGGATATCCGTCAAATTCTTTTATCTCTCGGTATCGTTCCAGAGTTAAATTTTTACGAATTTGAAACCTTGGATGCGTTACGTTATTATACTATTAAAATTTCAGGCTCTTACACACAATTCTTAAAATTCAAATGGGGTAAATGTAGTTCTCCGGAAATTCTAAACTCCGCATTAGGTGAATTTAAAGATGGTTATTTTTGGTATCGTATTTCTGGAAAATACGATGCTACTACTGAAACTGTTATTGGCTTTGAGATGGACGGGGATAGTACGTTTTGTACATGGGGGGTAGCTACTCATAATAGTAATTATATTCCTATCCTACCTTTACCTATAGGGAATCAGACTATAGGTGGAGATGGTCGAGCTCTTATGCTGAATCAGGAAATTAGATTAGAATCAGAGCAGATTATAGCAGGTATGGGAGTACCTGTTGAATTGATTTTTGGAGGGCTTAGTTTTTCTGCGAGTAATGTATCTCTTAGAATGTTAGAAAATACTTTCCTAGGGTATCTTCAGGATCATAAATCTTTACTTAAATGGATAATTAAAAATACCGCGGCATATCTAGGTTGGTCACAAGTTAGAACTAGATTTAAGCCCTTTAAAATGGCTGATGATCTACAAAGAAAGGCGTATCTATTTCAACTTAATCAAGCTAAAAAGTTATCGGATGAATCTTTACTTGCAGATGCTGAATTTGATTCTGAGAAAGAAGACCAAATTATGGAGAGGGAGGCTACTCGTAGAGCGGGTGCGATTAAAAAACAACAATTATTAGAGGCAGAAATTCAAGGAGAATCTCAATGGGTGACTATGAAATGGCAGCAGAAGGCTCAGTCTCAACAGATGAAAGAACAGATGGCAATTCAGGGGGAGATGGCCAAAGATCAAATGGCCTTTCAGGGACAAATGCAACAAAGTATGGGGCAAGGAGGGGAAGTTCCTCCATCGCAACTAGAATTGCAAGTTCAGGGGAGACATCCAGAACTTTTACAGATGCCGAATCCTGTACAGTCCCCGCTTACCTTGCGCTCCGTACAGCCTATCCCTTTAACGTCTACTGGGGAGGATTTCCTAGGTAAAACAAACGTAGACCTTCTTCTTATGGGTAGGCAACTAGCAGATAGGTTTAGTGGTTTAGACGCTATGACAAAGCCGCAAGCTTTAGCAGAATTAAAGCAACGAAATCCAGAACTTCATGATGTTGTTTTGGGGCTAATGATGAGTGGGTCACAGGGACCCACTCAAGCCAGTACCGATTCGGCTAGACCTCTGCCGGAGCAGAAGCCAGCACGAAGGGGCCCGGAATCGTCACTTATTTGATTACAAATAAAATCCTACTTCATCGATAATTTAATATGTCTTCACCTCTTTTTATATTTCCTTCTCCAAAGCCTTCAGCAATACAAAATGGGCATATTAGTGCTTCATTTTGTGAATTAATTATGGGTATAAATAATCCATATTTGTCAAAATAACCCAACCTTACTCTATATGCCCATTTAGAATCATAAAAAGATCTCCCACAAAGATCACATCCTAAAGGGCTATTTTTTCCCCACTTTAAACCATGCATTTTATCGATAAAACAAGATGCGTGATATGAAGTGGCTATAGATTGAGCTAATATTCCAGCATCTCCACAAGCCCAATCTGCTAAGAATTTAAAAAAACGTGGGTCTTTTCGCATAGGGGCTAATTGTCCAGACTCGAGAAAGACTAATTCTCGGTCCTCTGTCTCGTTTAATGGTTCTAAACAAAACATACACGGACTCATTACGCTCTCCTTATGTTTAATAGTCCATTAGCAACCTCCGTTAAGAAGGTTGCTAATAGAGTAAAGAGAAATAAAGGGAGGATTTATTTCTCTTCTTGCTTTGTTTCTTTTTCTTCTAATTCTTCGTCTTCAATTGAGGACAAACAGTCCTCAATTAGCTTCAAAAATTCTTCTAAAGAACTCATTCTTTTCTCCTTAGTTAAAAAAATTTTAATTAAAGCTACATAGCTTTAATTTCTCTACTATTCTTATACCCATTTTCGGCTGTTAATTTTAATACCTATCTGATAGCCTAAAACAGAATACATATTGAGGAGATATCTATGGCGCGTCTCTCTCCCGAAGAGGGGTTTAAGCTTCTCGAAGACGGGGTAACTAGCACAATTAGTAAGCTTTTTCCGATCATTGGGAAAAAAAATATAATGGAATTACAAGATATTCAAGTTAAAGATGACTTGGATATTGATGATATTCGTTCTCAAAAAACAGCTAAATTAAATGGAAGAAGTTGGTCAGTACCTGTAGAAGCTACTATTGCTTTAAAAGATAAAGAAACAGGTAATATAATCAATCAACAAAAGATTCGTTTAATGAGCTTGCCTAAAATAACAAGACGGTATTCTCATATTGTTGATGGTAATGAATATCAAATAGATAACCAATGGCAATTAAAATCAGGTGTATATGCTCGAATTAAAGATAATGGAGAGTTGGAATCTAGATTTAATTTAGCTAAAGGAAAGGGATTTAATTTAGAATTTGATCCTAAAACTCGTAAATTTACTATGGGCTACGGTTCTTCAAATATTCCTTTGAAACCACTCTTAATGGAATTAGGAATACCCACTACAGAAATAGAGACTAAATGGGGAAAAGAAATAACTGATGCAAACCACTTTAGTTCTTCTTTAGCATTGGATAAATTCTATAAAGCAGCAACCGGAAATAAAGCAGAAGATACTACCCAAGCTAAACAATATCTTATGGATACACTTGAAGCTACCGTGCTTAGTCCAGAAACAACAAGGATTACTTTAGGTAAGGAATATAAAAAAGTAACCGGCCCATCGTTATTAGATGCGGCTACTAAACTTTTACATATTTCTCAAGGAAAGGTACCTCCAGATACAAGAGACGCTTTAATGTTTAAAAATCTTCGTTCTACAGAAGATTTTATAACTGATCGTCTTCAGAAACACTCTAAAGAGATACTTCGTAAATTACAGAATGGCGTAGATAGGAAAATAGAAGTTAGAGATATTATAGGTCCTGATGTTTTCCAAAAACCTATTCGTACTATGTTCTATACTTCGCTATCTAATTTACCAGAGCAAACAAATCCATTAGAGATGATTTCTGGTCAAATGAAAACAACAATTACAGGAGAAGGGGGTATTAAAAGTGAACATCAAATTACAGAAGAGGCGAAACTAATAGACCCATCTCATCTTGGGTTTTTAGATGCTATTCATACTAGTGAAGGAGCTACTACAGGAGTTACTCTTCATCTTCCAATTGGGGTTCAAAAAAAGGGTCAAGATGTATACATAAAAATGTATAATCTTAAAACTGAAAAAATTGAAGATGTAAATCCTGAAATGGTTATGAAATCCAAAGTGGTTCTTCCTGATCAAGTTCAGTGGAAAAACGGAAAACCTATACCTATCCATAATAAAATAAAAATAAGTGCTGTAGGTAATGACATCGTAGAAGGTTCAATTAAAGACGCTCATTATGTTATGCGTGATCCTATTCAAATGTTTTCTATGGCGTCTAATCTTATTCCATTCATGGGTGCAGACCATCCTCTTAGAAGCACTATGGCTGGTCGTCATATGGAACAGGCAATATCTCTAGCTCATAGAGAAGCCCCCTTAGTACAGAGTGTGGCAGGAAATAAAACGTTTTCTGAATTAATGGGTACTTTCGCAGGGCACGTATCTAAAATTGATGGTGAAGTAGTAAATATTGGTAAAGATTTTATATTAGTAAAGGATGATCAAGGGAAAAAAATAGAACATCAACTCTATGATCATTTTCCGCTTAATTCTGATAAAGCTTTTTTACATTCTACCCCATTAGTAAAAATAGGTGACAAAGTTGTAAAGGGCCAAGCTATAGCGGATTCTAATTTTACAAAGAATGGTGTATTAGCATTAGGTACTAACCTTTATGTCGGTTACTTACCTTATAAAGGATACAATTTTGATGATGGTGTTGTAATTTCAGAAGCTGCAGCAAAGAAATTATCTAGTGAGCATTTATATAGAAAAACAATAGAAACTGATTCGTCTCTTATTTTAAATAAGGGTAAATTTCAGGCTTATGTTCCCCATATTTTAACTCGAGAACAATCTGCAAAATTAGATGACGACGGTGTTATAAAACTGGGTACTACTGTTGTACCAGGGGATACTATTATTGCAGCTCTTAGAGAACAACAAAATCGAGCAGAAGATAAAGAATTAGCTAAATTACATAAGTCTTTAGTTCGACCTTATCGAAATGTTAGTGAACGTTGGGATGCTGATTACCCAGGAGTAGTAACAGAAGTTATAAAGCATGGAAAAGAAACTACTGTTCATATAAAAACATTAGAACCTATGGAGATAGGGGATAAGTTATCTGGAACTCATGGTAATAAAGGGATCGTATGTAAAATATTGACTGATGCAGAAATGCCGCATACTAAAGGCGGTAAAGTATTAGATGTCTTAATGAATGCTACTACAATTCCGGGTAGAGTAAATTTAGGACAGGTACTAGAAACAGCGGCTGGAAAGATTGCTGAAAAAACAGGTAAACCTTTTCTAATTAAGAATTTTGATCCCTCTATTCCAGATTTACATGCTTATATAACTGAAGAACTTAAGAAGCATGGGATATCTGATAAAGAAGAGGTTATAGACCCCATTACTGGAAAAGTAATGGGAAATGTTTTAGTGGGGCCTCAAAATATTATAAAACTTAAACATCAAGTGGATAAGAAATTGACATATCGAGCTGGAGGGCCCGGATATGTTTATGATATGAACTTAATTCCTAAACGTGGAACTCATCAAGGGGGGCAAGCACTAGATACTCTCGGACTTTATTCGATGCTTGCACATGGAGCAAAAGAAAATTTAAGAGAGTTTCAAACAATTCGATCTGATTCTCAGCAATCAGATGCTTTCTGGACTGCACTACAATCTGGGGAACCTTTACCAGCACCTCGACCTACTTTCGCTTATCAAAAGTTTATAAGTTACCTTAATGCTATGGGGGTTAATGCTAAGAAAGAGGGCAATAATCTTCAGCTTATTCCGTTTACCGATAAGAATGTTCTGGAAATGAGTAACGGGGTTATAAAGGATCCAGGACGCATGGTACGAGCTAAGGATTTAAAAGAAGAAAAGGACGGCCTCTTCGATATTAAAACAACTGGGGGGATTAGTGGCACAAAATGGTCACATATGAATCTTCCTTATGCTATGCCTAATCCCCTCTTTGAAAAATCTATTCAGTGTCTTACTGGTTTAAGTACAGTCGATTACGAAAATATAATGTCTGGAAAGTCTTCAATAAATCCCCATATTAGTGGTTTAAGTTCAGATACCGATAAGTATTTAACTTCTGGTAAGGCTATAGACCACTTACTTGGAAATATAGATATCTCTAAAGAATTAGAAGCGGCTAAAAAACAGATAGAAAAACCCGGTTTAAAAGGAAATCGTTTAGATCAAATTAATAAAAAGATTAGATATTTAGCTGCTTTAACTAATGCTGGGTTATCAGCAAAAGATGCATATATGATGAAGTATATTCCAGTACTCCCTCCTATAATGCGTCCTTTATCTCATAGACCTAATGGGGATATTAATTTTGATGATCTAAATCAAATGTATAAGGGCATTGGATTATCGATAAGTAGATTAAATTCCCTTTCTCCACTTATGCCTGAAAGTGAGAAACACGAGATTAAAGCTGAAATATATGATGGTCTAAGGTCTCTAATAGGGCTCGGTGGAACAATGAATAGGGATTTTAGGGGGGTCTTGGATATCATTCAAGGTAAAATGCCCGTTAGAGAAGGTGCAAAAGGAACTGGGGAAAAGACGGGCTCTCCTAAAGCAGGTTATTTTCAAAGTAAACTTGTTAACCGCCGGCAAGATTTATCTATGCGGTCAACAATTGTTCCAGAACCGTCAATGGGTCTAGATGAGGTAGGTATCCCACGGCAAGCGGCATTAGAAATCTATAAGCCCTTTATTATTCGTGAACTAAGAAACTTAACGGGCGTATCCCCATTAGAAGCACAAAAGCAAGTTAAAGAAGGTGGGGGTTTAGTTCAAAAAGCTCTTGAACGAGTAATAGAAAATAGACCTCTACTTTTGAAAAGAGATCCAGTACTTCATAAGTACGGTATACAAGCATTTAAACCAAGAATAGTATACGGTAAAGCTGTTCAAATTCATCCCTTGGTTACTGCTGGCTTTGGAGCTGATTTCGATGGTAACTGTATCATAAATAGCTCCAAAGTTTATATTAAATATGGCATAAGAGACTCACACAAGGAGAAACTTATGCCGTTTACTACGAAATCAAAATTAACTGTTAATGACGGAATTATTGTAGAATTAGAAATCGGAGATTTTCCAAGAGAAGATAAGCCATATAAAAAAGATAAAAATGGGGCGGATATTTATAGAGTTCCTGAAGGTATTCAAGTTTTATCTTATGATCATCTTGCGGGAGAATCTACGTATCAAGAGGTTACTGAATTAACAATAGAAGAAAATTGTGAGACAGTAGAGATTTTTTATTCTAATGATTATGAAGTAACTGCGTCTACAAATGAGAGTTTATGTATTTATAACCATGAAACCGGACAATTACGAAAAGCTAAACCTTCTGAATCTATCGGTGCTTTAAGTCCTGTTGTTTCACCACCTGAGTATATTGATGGACTATTTAATAAACAAGTAGGCTGGGCAATAGGTTTATTTGCTTCTGATGGATTTTTACTTGATTACCCTACGATAGGAATATGCAAAGTCAATCAGAATATACGAGACTATTTTTATCTTGCTCTACAAAATATGGGGGGCGTCTCTGGTAGATATACATATTCTCGTGAAAAGAGGTGCCCTAAGGATTTATCTGACAAATCTATTAAAGACCATATAACCGTTTCGACTAAGTTATATGAATTCTTTTCCCAATGTTATGACCCTTCGTATATCAATTATTTAAAAGGGGGGGATAGTAACATAATGCCTGATGATTATTCTTTTAGATCGTGCCTTTTAAAACGGTTACCAGATAATATGGGTAACTATTCTAAAGAAGCGCTATTAGGAGTTTTGTCAGGTTTATTGTGCGGAGATGGATCGTTATCTTTATCTCATGCCAAGACTAGACCGCAACTTATGGCTTCTTTTAATACTAGTTCTAAAGGACTAAAAGAAGATATAAAACAATTGTGTTTTTTACTTGGTATACGTTGTAGTGTTTCTGAAACTCCTCCAGCACCTAATAGAGTACAAAAAAGAGTCAACTATACTATTAATTTTAGTACTGTGGATATTTACAGTTTACTTCCAAAGTTACTTATTATTGGCTATGACGAATTTATGTCACAGTATACGAATTATCCCCCAACTAAAGATGATCGAGATGTAGTTCCTATTCCGTTCAGTATAATAGACAAATTTTCTAGTAAATTACATCTTATGTATAATGATCACCCTACTGTTGTTAGGTCTCTTGCTAATAGAAAAAGTAAAGAAAAAGCTGTTGGATTTAGAGTATCTAGAGATACCGCATTTTTAATGTTGCCGTATCTTAATTTGAATAATGAAATAGACGCTTATTGGAAAAATTTAGTTCTATCCCCCATTAAATGGGTTACAATTCAAAAACTAGGAAAAGTAACTAGACAAACCGTTTCGGATCTAGTTATTCCTACCACAAAAGTTTTTTCTGTTAATAATGGGCTTATAGTTTGGGATACCATGTCTGCATTTGTCCCTATATCACCAGAGGCGGTAGTAGAAGCTCGTCATATGTACCCTTCCAGTAATATTTTTAGCCCCTCATCTGGGACAGTTATGTATACTCCCACCAATGAGGCTCAACTAGGTTTATATGGAATGGCTAAAATAGGCCTTAAAACTAATAAGGCTTTTTCTACCTTAGCCGATATGGAGTCTGCTTTACGAAAAGGGGAAATTGATTATACACATCAAATTAAAGTAGGTGGCGTGTCCTCTACAGCAGGACGTTTTTTAATAGCAAAAGCTTTTCCCGAATCTATGAGAGAAGAGATAATAAAAAGTGACGAGCCCCTCAATAAAAATAGGCAAATAGATCTTCTGACTCAAATAGGTAAAAATCATAAAAAAGAATACGGGGATGTTGCTAATAAGTTAAAAGACCTGGGAAATGCGTGGTCTACTTCTACAGGTTTTAGTCTTGGAATGGAAGATATAAAACCCGATAAAGTTATGAGAGATCAATTATTGGCTAAAGCAGATTTAGCAGTTTCAGAACTTAAGGGAAAAGATAAGGATCTTAAAGCTATTCAAATTTATGCCAAAGTTACTCAAGAATTAAATAGGCATATAGAGGGTATGTCAGAATCTAAGAGTAATCTTATTACAATGTCTAGAGCAGGTATAAAACCCAGTACAGAGATTGTAAGGCAAATAAAGATAGCTCCAATGCTTATGATTAATGCTAAAGGTGAAACAATAGCTACTCCAGTTAGAAGATCCTTTTCTGAAGGTTTAGATTTTGCAGATTATTGGACATCCATGTCGGGGGCTAGAAAGGGGGTTATTCAAAAGGTACAGCAAGTTCGAGAACCTGGATATATGTCTAAAATGGTAATGAACTCTGTTATGAATAATCTGATTGTGGATAATGACTGTGGAACTGACCGAGGAATAACATTATCAATTGATGAAAAGGACATTTTAGATAGGTATTTAGCTGCCGATGTTAAAATAGGTAAAGATACAATTAAAGCAGGTACTTTAATTACATCAGAAGTTAAGAATACTTTACGAAATAATAAAGTTGGTAAGATTATGGTTCGTTCTCCATTACGTTGTAACCACGGTCCTGGTGTATGCCAAAAATGCCATGGATTAAGTGAGAATGGTGTATTACCTGATATTGGGACTAATGTAGGAGTACTAGCAGGGCAAGCTTTAGGAGAAAGGTCTACTCAATTAGCGATGCGTGGCTTCCATTCAGGGGGGTCTGCGTCTTCTAAAGAAGTATTAGCTGATGAATTTGATCGAGTTAAAGCCCTTTTAATGTTTCCTCAAATTCTTCCTGGTTCTGCTTCATTAAGTACAGTTTCTGGTAAGATAGAGAAAATGGATAAAGACCCTGCAGGTGGACATAACGTATTCATTGGAGGAAAGCGTCACTACGTTCCTAATAACTTAGGAATACCACAACAAAATGGGGTATCTTTAAAAATAGGTGATGAAATTAAAAAGGGGTCACCTATTTCTAATGGCCCTATTAATCCTCATGAAATGTTACCTCTTACAGGTATGGAACCAGTACAAGGGTATTTAGCTAATGCCTTACACGAACTGTATGGTCATACAGGTGTTCGTCGTAGGAATACTGAAATTGTTATAAAAGCTTTAACGAATCTTACAAAAATAGACGACCCTGGTGATCATAAAGGCTTTATTCGAGGTGATTTTGCACCGCTATCTCATGTTACCAGTTTTAATAAAAAACTTCCTAAAGATGGTAGGCCGATAGTACATCAACCTATTTTAAAGGGGGTTAATGTCCTACCTTTAGATATGCAAGAAGATTGGATGGCTAGATTAAATCACCAGAATCTTTCCAAAACTATTATAGAAGCTGCTCAACAAGGGTGGACTTCTAAACTACATGGCGCCCACCCAATTCCACCTGTAGTGTACGGAGCGGAAATGGGCAAAGGCAAACCTGGAGAATATTAAAAATGAATAATTTAAATATTGTTGAATCTGCTTTCTTTGATGAATTATCTCAAATAAATAAGGAAGCTTCAAAAGTAGGAATAGTGGCCAGGGGTCTAAAATATTTAGGGGGTGGTTTAAAAGGTTGGGGTAATGTTCTTCAAGGTAACACTAGACCTGGAAAATTTATAGATAACATAAAAGAGGTATACAATAGAGGTGCTACGAGAGCTATTAAAGGTGGAGCTGAAGGAGCACAACAGGGCGCATGGGGAGGAATTAAATCTGTAGCTAAATCTAGATATGGTCAAATGGCTGCGGTACCCGCTATAGGAGCGGCAGGATTATACGCAGGTAATAAGCTTTTAAATTCTACTAATCAATCACAAGGTTATTAAATGCCGTCGTCTTTTAGTAATTCTCCTACTAAAGTTGGAACTGTAGCAGCTAGAATAGAATCGGGAGTTATATCTGATGTAAATCCTCGTAATATGACAGTTAGCTGGGTTTCCCAATATACTGGAAGACAGATTACCGATATTCAAATAATGTCTCCCTATTTTCATTATAATAACGGGGAGGGCTTTACTTGTATTCCTGAGATTGGAGCAATCTGCGTTGTTTGTTTCCCCTCAGATGAAGACTCTCCATTTATTATGGGATTTTTGAGTGCTCCAGAAATGGAGGGTGCAGAAGTTAGTAAGTTTCTAGAAGATAAATTACAAGATTACGAGGTAGAGACAGAAGAAGATATTCCGGTTAGTAAAACTACTAACTCTGGAGGTTCTACAGTATCGGGTGATAATCCATCAGATGCTAGTTATCGTGGTGGTAGACCTATTCTTAATCCGGGTGATATGTATTGGCAGGGAAGAGACGAGAATTTCATTATTTTACGACGGGGTGGGATATTACAAATAGGCGCTACTAATATTTGTCAGCGGGTTTATATCCCCATAACTAATTTTATTCGTGATTTCTGTGAAAATTATGAACTTAATTCTGCTTCTGGTACTTTAAGTTGGAATGTACAAAGACAAGAAAATAACCCTTCTGGTAATGCAGCTACTGAATTTGTACTTATAGCAAGACAATTTGCTCAAGATAAAAAAGCTTCTATTAGACTTAGTATAGGGTCTTTAGATAACTCTGAGAAACCTCCTAACGGGGATAAAACATTTGTCGAAATAGTTATAGCTCCTCAAGCAATTAGTTCTGAAGATGGACAAGTATCTGGTAGCCCTAAATACGTATTACGTATAGATAAAGCTGGTAACAGTTATCAACTACAGGCGGGAACTTTGACTAATGAAGTAGAAGGAGACTATAAGTTATCTGTAACTGATAGTAGGGATACTGCTATTGGCGGAGACGATACATTAACTATTTCAGGTAAATCAAATACTAAAATAACAGGAGATCATGTACTTCAAGGAGTATCTAGTAAAGAGATATGGGATGCTACGAAGGTAATTACTGCGGCAATATTGAGGCTCGGAAATGAGTCAGCTTCCGAGCCGGCTGTTCTCGGGGTAAAATTAATATCATGGTTAACTTCTCATACTCATCCAGTAGTTGGGGCTTTAGCTGGACCTCCAACTCAAGGTCCAGCAACTGTTAATTTAGTTAGTAAGACGGTATTTATTAATAAGTAAGGATGGTATAAAATGGATCTTTTTTTAGATAAGAAACTAGTCTTTGAAAAAATGGGCCAAGAGGCACTTATGTCAGAAGACGCTAATATTTGGCCTCAGCAGATATTAGAGCAACTTTATAAACAAGTTTCGTATACTAGTGATTACTCGCCTAAAATTGTACTGGACACTATAGATGTTGATCGAAGATATGCTTTAGGACGAATAGAACTTCATAATAAACTAGCTATAAATCCTAGAGATGATTCTACCCCCCCAGAACTTCTTGGACGAGATAAAGTAGTTATTCCTGTCATTATTAAAGAAGGAAAGCTCCTTCCATTAGATCTACTTCTTAGTAATGGAGAAGTAGAACCTTTGACTGAAGAACGTCTTAGAGTAGGGTTATTCAGTCCTACCATGTTTGATAGTATTAGAAAGCGTCCTGGAGACCTTTCTATGGTGGAACAACTTTACCCCCCTACTAGACAGTATGGTGGAGCTAGGGGACCGCTTATAAGTGATATTGGAGGCGGTGGGGTAGATAAGGTATCCAGTACTCAACCTGAATTTTTATTAGACGCTATCATTCCTACTATCAAAAAAGCACATTTAGAAGAAGTAGTGAATAGTCTTAATGAAGATATTAGTCTTAGAACCGCTTTATTGACAAATGATGCTGTAACCCCTTTTCTCTCTAAACTTGCAGAAATTGAAGATAAAAACCCCACTTCTTATCTTAAAAAAGTAGCTGAGTCTATAAAACCTACAGTAATTCAGGTAAGCAAGGTAGACAATGGGTTTTTGATAAAGACTGCTAATCCTAATGTATTAGCTCCTACTTCAGATGTTGTATCTAGGCCTGAAGCAGTAAACACTTTAGGAGGAGATCTAATTTCTAAAGTAGAAACTGGCGGTACTTCTACGATAACTACACAACCAGCTATTAAAGACACTTTAGTAGATTTAGAAATTAAAGTAATAGATTCTTTTGGTCTATATAAAGTTAAAACAATAGGGGATAACCGTGAACTTGTAGGATGGGTATTTCCTTCTGTAATAGCGTTTACTGGAGAAGTTTTACCCCTAGCAATTTTTAGTAACGGTAGTGAATCATCAATGCAGGAAGCTATTGCAGGAATACCGTTAGCTAAACAAACAGACATCATAGATGCTATTCCTGAAGGTATGGGTAGTTTTTATTACCCATCTAATAGTGGTGCTGTAGCTTTAATTCCTATAGAGATCAAGTCTGAGATGGAAACTCCAAATGGAATAGGATATATGTCAGACACAATTCTTGGGGAACATTGTGTCATAACTAAAGTACCTGGATTAAAAGAGGTATCTGTTATAGGAGAGAAGCATTACGGTATTCCAGAAGATTGCGGATTTCTATCATTTTCATTACAGAAGATAACTGAACTCGCTGCTAATCCAGAAGAGTTTTTAAAGACTGCAGAAGCTAAAGTACTTTCTACTGCAGTAAGAATTATTACTGACGGTACGTGTTATTCATTTTCAGGTGCAGAAATAGATAAGCTGGCTGGGATTATGGATACCCAGTTTCTTGATAAGGATAACACTATTTTTTTAGCTTCTATACTAGGTCAAGAGCCTTATAAAATTAAATTAGCTTTAGACAATCTACGAAAGCAGGGTCAATACGAACTTTGGTTTCAAGCTCAGCCAATTTGTACTTTAAGAAGTAAATATGCGGAAGCTAGAAATAGAGCTGAAGATTATATATCAAAGTTTCCAGATTTAAGAGTGGGCCTTCTTAAAGAAGCTGCTCCTATAGAAGATCCTAGTGCAGTAGACAAAATCCTGTCTTTGGGATTTATTAATCCTGAAAATATATCTATTTTTATTAGTTATATACCTGAGATCGAGAAATCAATATGCAAACTATCTGAGTTACTATTGGCTTCTAGATTGGGATTAAATTCTGTAGATCAAAATGCTATTCAAAAATCATTAGTACACTTGGATAAAGTAGTAACCGGATTGAAAACCATCGGGACTAAATCACGGGCATAAAATATGGCGATAATCCGCAGTCCTGCAGAGAATTTTATTAAGTTCTTACTATCCCAGCGTGAATATGATTCTGGGGTAATCTTACGAATGTTGAATGATTTTAGACTTGAAGGGATTAGTGAAGATTATATTAAGAAATTAAATAAAAAAATGCAGCCTTTTCCAGAACCCTGGGAACCTAATAAAAAAGATTGCGCTACTAGAGATTTTTTAAAATTCCATGAAATATATGATCTTTGGTTTCCTACTCCACATGTTAGAGAGTCTTATGAAATTTTAGCTGCTCCACAACTTAGAGAGCATGTAGAACAGCTTCTCCTATCTCCCATAAGAATTGAAGAGGTTGTTTCTAGATTAAATAAACATCATAGGATTTCTTTAACTATCGAAGGGGTGATTGCTTTTGGTCACTATTTCTGGAATAAAAAACTTCTTTCTATGCATGAATGGGTATCTGTTCTAGAAGGAAGACCTTCAGCTTCAAATAGTATGGCCATTCTTAGAGTAAGCCCGGATATGGCTCAAGCTCTAGTACCTTGGGTTTTAGGATTAAGCGGGCCCCCACAATCTCTTAATACTGGGACAGTTGCGCGTCGTATGCGAGATATCGCCTTCTTGAAAGTTTTAGAAGTTGAAAGACAACCAGCTACCTTAGCGCATTCAAAAATGATGAAGAATTACATGGATGTTATAGCAGATGCTGAGAATGAATTACGACAAAGTGATGTGGCTTTAAAAGATGTTCTCCAAGCATTTGAAAAATTTCGACTTAGAAAAGAAGATGTTACCATCCCCTCTATTGAAGAACTTGCAGGAACGAACTATAGTCAATCAGGTTCTGGAACAGGACAGGGAGAGGGTCTAAATAATATGGACTATGGTAACGAAGATAGTTAAGATAGTCAGTTTAAAAAATGGGCCAATTAAGAATGCAGCAGAAACAAAAACCTTTTTGGATGGACGAAAGTGAGTGGAAGACTAGGGGTCTTCCAAAGTTAATTAACTATAGAGGAATTGATAATATAGTTGAAAGTATTCCGGTACTTAATTGGATACAAAAAGGAAACATAATAGCTGCCTATGTTGAAAAAGATGGGCTTATAAATTACCATTTTTATAAAAAAGATCGTAAAGAGATATTTGATAAAGCCCATATTGATATGGATCAAATTAAAAAAGATACCCCTTACGATCTTCAAGAAGACGCGCAGAATAAAATTGCAAAGCAAGCCAATAAGAATTTAGAAGAACATCCATGGTGGCCAGGATTTTCTAGTTTTATTCACCACGTATTTAATGAGCACTTTAAGTACCAACCTTTTAAAGTAGATTATTATCCAGAAGTAGATAGCTGGTCAATAATAATGAATATTCCTAATACTCCTACAAAGTGGTCACCTCAGCATGAAGTTCTAGTAGACTCTATTTCTAAATTAACTGAGAATTAATATCACGCGTAATCAGATGTCTTTTAGTTTACTCTAAAATATTCTGGAGTAAACTTATATAGAATGCATTCGCTTATTACGTGCCCTTCCCCCCTAGTATATTTTGGAGATATACATATTGGATACTCAGGCTATCAATATTAAAGAATTGTGTGCGCGAGTAGTAGGAATTACTTTAGATGGAGAAGAATTAATAACTAGAGGAAGTGTAGATTTTTGTATTGGTTTTGCTTCTGGAGTTTTATGTATTTGTAAAGGTACTAGAACGGGTCTTCAATTTAAGACTATTAAAGTTTTAGATCAAGGGAATAAAGTATACTTGCAATACACATTAGACTAGTTTGCTATCTTATTAAAGAGAAGTACTTAGTTGTTCATGGTGTGGAGGAACTCCACTATCTTGAGTAGGTCTAATAATATCGGGTCTAGGATGTTGAATCATAGAAGCTAAAAGAAGATAGACTAAAGAGTGAAAAGAATCGTCTGTTTTTCCTGGTGAATGTTTATATTCTTCCATACGCAGTCTATTATTATACTCTGTAAAAATATTTAAAATATCTTGACCATAAGGAGACTGGAACTCTTCCCAGTTAGGTAAATCTACTAACTTACGTTTTAAAGCTGTGAAGATATCATTCATAATTTCACTACGATGGCACATATATCTAAGAAGATTTGGTTCCCAGTATATCTTTTTTCTTTGTCTAGGATTATATTGATATTTAATTATTTTATGCGGACCAAAACGTTTTATTAATGTATTATTCTGATAAAATCCACCACCGTAGTCTACTCCAACTATTTGTACTTGTAATTGTGAAATCATTTGAGAAATTAAGTCAAGTTGCCTATCGGGTTCTAAATCTGGTCCAGTAAACCTATGAACCCAAAAAATCGTAAAGTTACCTGTACCTAAGTACCCCCCAAAACTTATTACAGTATATGTGTTTTCTCCGCTATTTCCTTGATAGGCTACTCGCCCATTTCTTTCTGTTACGATGTATCCTGAAGGCACAGTACAACAAAAAACAGGGCCATCATATGCTATATATTTCGCAGTTCTGTTTACGTGATTAGAAGACACTCTGTTCCAAGAGTTACTCCAATATTCTGGTTCTTGATTATTTGCAGGGTAATAAACACAACCTTCACATAATACCCCTACTTTAATGCATAATTCTATAAAATCGAGATTGAGTTTTTTTGTAGTAGATAAAAACTGCCCTTCTAAGTCATCTTCACGTAAAATAGTGATGGCATTAAATAATATAGTTAATAATCTACGGGAAAAATTTAAAAATTTACGTGGAATTTGCTTTGTTTTTTTAGTCCCTACAAAACGATATAGCCAATCCCATTCGTCATATTTTTTAGGCGTCGATTCTGTTATGAGTATTGTAAATCTAGGAATTTTGTTTATAAATTCGGAGTGATACGTATAAGAAAGTCCTAGTCTGGATAAGCAAGAATGAATATACGTTAATGACTGTTTTGGTATGTTTTTGGGTTCTAGAAGTATATACCGAATTTTAAAATCAGATGTGATATAAGGTCCAATATTAGGTAATAATAGACTTCCGAAAGATAAGAAGTACCCTAGAAATTCTAACCAATCTTCTATAAGAACAGCTTTATTTGGAGTAATATTAATAAACTTTTTATCTTCGCCTTCCCACTCTATAGCGTTATTAAAGTCAATATCATCAAGATGTAACATAGTTTGATACGCTAACTCAGTAACCCAAGAACCCGTCTTTTCTAGTACTCGCATTTTATGATCTGGAGTTACCATTAAATCATCTTGCTGACTCGTAAAATGTAATAAGTCTCCAGTATAGGATTTTATTGTTGTAGCTAACGGGGTAACAAAGGTCATTGAATGAGTATTAGGATCCCATTGAGCTACCTTATCAGATGAAATAAGGTCTTCAAAATAAACAAATCCTCTATCAGTTAGAATTCTAGTTTCTTTATCATGGCACCCCCAATCTAAACCGCAATATATTTGTCTACCTTGAGCAATTTGCTTGAAGTTCTCTATATCTCCCATTTGGATATGTGGTTTACAACATGCTTGTAATTGAGCTCTAGTAATAGGTCTTACCCCAGAATCATAAGACCTACCCAGTTTTTCGTTCATAAACTGAGCACGAGGATAATGTACTTGAGCTTCTAATATCTCATTCCAATCTACCCAAGAAACCATAAGTTGAGGAATATGATATCCTTCGAAAGTTACCTTATCTTTATTTTCTGCTGTACTGGGATTCATAGATGCCCATTGTGCCATTGGATGAGAAGCACTTATAGGTTCATGACATTTATCACAAACAGTTCCAACTTTTCCAATATTGTGTTCTCCAAGTATATTCCAGTGCCAACTAGATGAATCTTTAGGAGTGCCATGTCGTTCACATGGAATAACCCACTCATTTTGAGTAGAAAATTCTTGCCAATAATGTTCGATTGTATTGTCTTCTGATTTTGGAGTACCTGAATAGATGAATAATTTATGTATTGAGTGAAATGCAGATTGTTCAATAATGGGTATATTATCTATGAGAATATCTTGAAGTTCATCAATAGTAATACAGTCTGCGGGAAGACCACGGCATCTATCAGCATTTAAATAAGCGTATCTAAGTCGTATTTGAGAAAAGTTAATGAATTTTTTAAAGAAAACTGCCTGGTCAATTCTAGTAGTCATATATGCTTTTAATAAGGGAGAATTTTCAATTACGTCTTTTACACGATCAGTAGAAAAAGCTTTAGTTTGTTCTGCTGAGGGCGATACATAAAGAGATCTAAAGTTGTTAATCAAAGCAGAATAACATAACATTCTATTACCAATAGACGTCGAATTGTGGGAGATAAGCCCGTCCCCCACAAAATTCTCAGTACCTTCTACTGTAAAATCAACACATTCCTGTTCTCCCATAGACTCTATTTTTTTAACTCTATCCCAATATAAATCTGTATATAATTGCGCATTTATTTTTTTTAGAGGGGAGGTGGCATTTTCATATTTTTTTAGATCCTTTATTTCGTCTAGAAAAATACGAAGGCATTCTCCAGTTTTAATTCGTAGTACCCATAGGTCGTTTCTGTTTTTAATTTTTGAAGGTATTCCAAATTTCCAAAGAAGGGCTTGTATATCTTTTATTACAGATTTAGAAAAGAAACGGTATTCTGCTGAATATTGAGATTTGTTTACTTTTTTTATATGCCCATAAATATGCCATAAGTTATTTAAAAATAGGGCCGTATTTTCTTTAGAAAGTTGAAAGATATAGGGTGGAATAGGGTTAATATTAGATATACAATAAGTAGCTAAACGAATCTGTTCTTTACTTGGCGAGTATTCTTCGGAAAAAATTCCACAATGTCGTACCGCAGCTATTTTATCTCCGACTTTCAAATCTTTTGTTAATGTCCAAGAGTTCCAAGTACGAAGTGGATGAGTAAGAGCAAGAGTTGTTTCATGACCTTGACGAGTGGTTATCTTAACGCACTCTTTAAAATGTCTTTTGGAAACCCACGATACTGTTCCCACGGTCATAGTAATTCCATCTTTGGACATTGAAACTACTTGATCTCCAACAGTAATATCCCCAGCTAATTTAGGTGCTCCATTATAAAGTCTGCAAATACTAGAAATTTCAACGCACTTCTCAACTTGGCGTCCGGCTAATAGGAGTACTTTTTTAGATGGTGTATCGTATATTCTTCTTAAATATTCTCGACCTTTAAAACTAAAAGGCGCAACTATTCCTGCTGAGGGAATTTGAATAGCTGTTTCTGCGAATTGAGAAGGAGACACGTTATATAGGAGTCTAGACATATCCATTTTTAATATGTCATCTACATTAGGATCGGGAGGTTCATCGTCTATTCCGAAGTTTGTCGGATTTCCCTCCTCATCATAATCAAAGAAGGGCTCACATGCTCCTCGGTCTACTGTCCAAACGAGTGGAATAGTTTTAGAATTTTTTATTATAGACGTTGCAACTAGATTTATAACCGCCATTTAATCTCCAGTTAATTCTATAAAGTATACTTATTTATTTATTTTTATTACACTTAATTTTTTTATAAATAGGGTTCTAAATTATCCCCATTCAATATAGTTTGAGCAATTCTGGGAAGACTTTTAGGATAGTTCTTAATTGTAATTATTGCAGACTCTCTTAAATTTTTTTGCGCTTTATTTAATAATCCGTATAAGTTTTTAAGCGCAATACTCATAGAAAAGTCTTTTTGATGACGAATAAAGGTCATCATTTTAATACAAAGATTATAAAAGGGTTCCCAAGTATGTTCGTAGTCTAATATTTCTTGAATACGTATGAATTCATATTCTGAAAATTGACAAAATATTTCTGCCCAAACCCCGATCACTTCTAAAGAAAATTGATTTTCTTGTAGACCTAATAACTGGATAGCGTCCCTATAATATTTTAGTAATTCTTCATCTGAAGCGTCTCTAAGAGCAGAAATAGCTAAACCGTTTATTCTGAGTAAAAAATCTATTTGCTTCTCTAAGTTGTTTATACGAGCAGCAAGCTTTTGAATTTCTAGACTCCCAGTCATAATATACCCATATCCTTCCCATGATTACGGACTACGTGATAGCTATAGTATAGTGTGGTTAATGATATCAAGCTGTATACTTTTGTTGACAATAGATGTTTAAAAAACTTATCATAATTAAGAGGTGATGTAATATGAGTGATCCATTTAATTCGGTACCTTTAGGACTAGTTCAACAAAGAGCAGCACATAATATAGATCCTGAACAATTAGAATTCATGGGGAAAAAGGCTGCAGCATATTATGACCTTAATGGCGGAACCCTTAGTAATGCTGTAGTAGAAACAGTTAAACAAGCTTTACTATCTCCAGAGCAAGTAAAAAGGGTCTGTGAGTTTGCTAATACTAATGCCTTTCTTAGCGAATTTGAGAAGGGCGGTTCTATGAGAAATGTAACCTTTCCAGAAGGGCCTGCTAACCCCTCTACTGTTTTAAAAGACCTTAATGATGGATCTTCTCCAGCTGTACATCAAGTAAAAACTGCTGGATATGAACCTCCTAAAAGCCATTATAAATTTTCTTTAGCTTCTGATGATATTTTAATGAACGCTTTTGGTGCAGGAAGTATGGTAAAGGTATCTCAAGAACAGTCACTTCATGCAAATCCAATAGAAGATGTAGTGGATCTTAAAATTAGATTAGAAAGTATGAGAAATGATTTTATTAGTAAATACGCTTCTTCCAGTATACTACTCATGGATGTGAAAGACGCTCTATGTTCTGCTGTACGTCAAGAAATCATGGAAGGGTCTAATTTAGGAGACATTGTAACTGCTTGGTCTAGTTATTCTCCTGATGTGTCTATAGTAAAAGAAGCCACTCAGACTGTAGGTAGGTATCTAAATTCCACGGGTACTTTACTATATTCTCAACAAATGAGTTCTCTTACTAAAATGGCTAGTTCTGGTACTATTCCTAATCCTAATCATCCTGTAATGGATCGTTTTATAGCTTTTACTAAGATATCTCATGAACATAGAAAACTTCAAGAAGCATCAGAGATTGTAGAAGACGAATTAGCTAAAGTTAATTTAAAGTTTAAGGGGCTAGTATGAGAAAAACAGATTTAGCTCTAACTTTATTAAGAAGTTTGGAAAAATTAGGGGAGGGCGTTTCTGGTAATACAGTAGATATTCTTAAGACTATTATGGGTGGAGTTAAAAGTACTGGTGATAAATTATTAAAAGAGAAGCACGTAATAGCAGGTAACGCTGTAAAAGTAGCACCGTATGCAGGAGCTCTTTATGTAGCGAATAAAGCTTATGAATCTGATCCTGTACAAAATTTAGTAAATAAATACAGAGAATATAAATATAGAAAAGCTCAAGGATACTAAAATGAATCCAGTTGAAGATTTTTTGGGGATAAAAAAAGAGAGTAACTGGTTAGGTAATCTTTTAGAGGCTTTTAAAGGTGGATTTGCACAACAAGCGTTATTTCCTGGCCCCCCTCTTTCAATGTCTCATACTTTAGCTAGAGGTGCGGGAATGGTAGCACCTATGGCTATATTAGGTACGGGATTAGCTTTAGGTCGTGAAGGAATTGGCAAGGGAATCGGAGCTGTTCGTGAGCATTTTTCTAATGTAAAAAATTACAAAAAAATGCTAGATGCAAATCCGACTCTTCATAAAGAAGAGGCTGATAAAGTAAAACTCCTGTATAATTCTTTTCGTTCTTTAGCCCCATCGTTAGCCAAGGATCCCTTAGTAGTAGGATCTTTTATACGAGATCATATTAAACTAGCTCCTGATGAAGGAGTGTCTGTCGGAATAAATACCGCTAAATTACTGACTGAGGCAGAGCGGGCCATTTCTGGTAATAAACGAGATTCTTTTATGAATTCTGTAAGCTTATCTCCATTGTCAGGATTAGGTAGACCTTTAGAGGAAAAGATAGGCTTATTACAAAGAGAACTAGATCCTCATGAAGAAGCTATCTTAGGTTCATTACATAGGAATCAAGAACGGTAAGAGGCGGCATAATTAAAAGGCGTGTCTACCCCTGAAGATTTTAGGCGTATAGGAATTCTATAAAAACAGTATGATTACAAAAGTCTGCCAATTTCCAGCTCGTCATGATTTAGGAGAACAATTAGTAGAGGTCTTCCATCCTGGTAATTTAGAAAAGGCTGCAGTCTTTTTTGGTATGGGAAAAACTGCTGCTCCATTGTTACCTGAGATGCAGCAGTTATTGGAAACACTTCAGCCACATCCTAATAAAATATACATTTTAGTTAACGCTTTAGGTGCTGGCGAATACTGGTCATCAAATTCAAATGGTGATTACTTTCCAGAGGCGTCTTTAATACATAGAGGCCCTATATACGGTTACGAAACCTTTTATCAAGCTCATTTATTTAGACATCATCAAAACAAAGACGCATCCAGATCTTTAGGGGATATAGTTATTTCTTGTTGGCACGACCTTATGAAGCGAGTAGAGCTCGTTGTATGTGTATATAGGGATCGTGCTGAAAAATTTGGGGGTCAAGATTTTTGTGACAAGTTAGATCATGGTATATTTCCAGACGTATCAATGGGAACACGTGTTCCTTTTGATACTTGCTGCATATGTTTGGATTTGGAAAAGTATTATGATGCTCAAGCTACATTTAATCCGCATACTCATCAATCTGTAGGTAAAGCAGTTCTAGCATTTCATAAACATGATCCTATTAGAGGGCTTTCTGTTACGAAATCTGATTATTGCCTACATTTACGTACACAGCTTAATAAAATACTTACCGATGGTAGGAAAGTGTACGCAATTAATGACTACCCTAGATTTTTTGATATTTCCGGGGTATTTATTGGTGCGGAGAAAACAGCCAAAGTTATGGCTAAGTTAGCTTTTTATGATATAGGGTATACTGGAGATGTAGTTCCTTCATGGTATATTGCGGAATCTATGGGATATAATCAGGACTTTCTTGAAAAAACCGCATTAGAAATTCCAAATGTTAGTACATCAGTTCTTTCTTCTGTTGCTCCTTTTACTAAAGAAGTGGCCCAAGCAATTATCAGTAAATATCAGCCTGAAAGACTAACACTTAAAAAAGCAGTAAAAGTGTATAAACAATTATCTAATCTTGGTACTCCAGTTCCTCCAGTACCAGATTTGGAACCTGAAATAGAACCCTTCTTTAAAGAGGAAACTAAAACTGCTGGAATAAATAGTGTACGTGCGCAACTTAGAATTAAAAACGCCTCTCAAAAAAGAGCTGAAATAGATAAGAATGTGGTACCTAGTCAATTTAGTAGTAAAACTATTCCATTAAATTTTAATAAATCTCCAGATCTTCCTAACGAAGTATTGGATGCTCTAGGAAAAAGTTCCTTATCTGAGGGATTATCTACTCCTACGATAATGGGCATGCTTCTTAGACCTAGAGAATTTCAGCGAATTACCGTAGTCAATATGGGCAAGAAAGATTTGGCTGATCAACTAGATGATACTGGAACTATTTTTTCCCATACTCCAGTTAGAGATATGCAAACTCCAATAGGAGATGAGTATTTCAGTGAGATGCTAAAAAAGCTACTCCTTCCATTTATGGAAGATAGGGGTATGTTTGAACCTATTGCTAAACGGCGTATTATTAGAATTACAATTAATGGTGAAGAGGGCGGAAATCAATTTAAAGAAAAGAGAGCTTCTAATACCCTCTTTCTAAATGGTATCTCTGCCGCATATAATCATTACTTAGATAACGTATCTAATTGTCTTATGAAATCTGCTGAAATAATAATTAAGCATCCCGATCTTTGGGAACGAATTTATAAAGAAGGGCTGCTAGAAGGTTTAACAAAACAAGCTGCCGGAGAACATAAAGTTAATCCGGCAGTTTTGCTTGGTGCAGTAGGTGGGGCATACGCTCTCAGTGAATGGGCAAAAAGTCAGAGGGAGTCCGCACAAATGGGACGTAGAGAGCCAGTAGGGGTAGTCATGGATTTGCTAGCTAACAATCCAACACTAGCAATGTTCTTGGCGGGATTAGGTGCGCTACATCAGCAAGGGTCCACGATCCCCCGCAGGATCGTAGAAGGTATTTTAAGAGAGAGAAAATCCTCTTAATACCTAGCACATGTACTTCGGTGGGCGTTAGGGGTTACTAGACCTCGAAGAAGCGAATCACCGGGGAAATTATAAAAATTGAAAACGCTAACCGAAGGAGTGATCCCTAATGGATTCAAAACTTGCTGCTATTTATGGAACTGGCAATTATGCCGAAGAAGAAACTGATCTCGAGAAACAAGCCGCAGCCGAATTGCTTATTAAA